TCCTGTTGGTCCTGTTGGTCCTGTTGGTCCTGTTGGTCCTGTTGGTCCTGTTGGTCCTGTTGGTCCTGTTGGTCCTGTTGGTCCTGTTGGTCCTGTTGGTCCTGTAGGTCCTGTTGGTCCTGTTGGTCCAGTGGGTCCTGTTGGTCCGGTTGGACCTGTAGGTCCTGTGGATCCTGATGAACCAGTGGGACCTGTGTGTCCACGACACCCAGGAAGTCCTCTTTCACCGTCTCGTCCTTTATATCCATCACGACCATCTTTACCAGGACGACCTTCTTTACCCTGAAGACAAGGTTTACAACGTCCACATTTATCACTATCCTTTGTCATGCGGTTATACTATTAGTTTAGTAAATTTCGGGCATTGTATTACTATTTCCATATAATTATGAACCGTAATGTGTAATTTATCTAACGGATCATAAATAAAAATGTTAACCATTTTTTTCTATAAGATAACGCAACATCGCATGAATATCTTTCAATAAAAATAATATTTCAGTCTCATTATTTTTTGGGGTTTTTTGCTCTTTATGATCTTTATGGTCTTTTTGTTCTTTATAATCTTTTTTCTCTTTTTGCTCTTGTTCATTATATCTACTTTTCTTGAATTCATGTCTACTTATTGTATCAACAATTATCTCCTCAGAAAGACCTGTTAATAATTTAATACTTTCTAAATCATGCTCTTTAGAATCATAGTATTCAGTAACCATTGATTTTAACTTTGCTTCGATATTTTTAAGTGAACGGTTATGTCCTACTGCTAGTTGTTCCAGTGTAAGTTTTTTCTCAATTCCATTTTGAAGTTTTATAATTTCCAATGGTTGCCACTCTTCTAAATCTCTGTCCATTTGATTATTCATGTTTATGCCCATTAAGAGCGGTGTTGTTTTAGGCGATGATGTACAAATAGTTGGATCTGATTTTATAAAAAACCATTTCATGTCATCGCATATTAGATGCCACGTTCGATCGTATTTATAGAGTTTTTCGTGATTAATATTCAGTTTTAAGAAAGGTAATAAGTGTTTTTGTTCAAACTGTTGACAGATCTTATACATAACATAATTAAATGAAATAGGATTTTTTCTAGAATGGTTTATATATGCCGGTTGCATAGAAAGTAAAAGCTGCTTCATCTTCTCTCTACATTTTGGTGCAATTTCAGGTATAGCTTTGGCATCTAAACATAATAATATTTCTGCTTCTCTTCCATAATAGTCTGTAAAATTTATGTCCCTTAAAATACGAGCTATTTTTGTTTCATTCATATCGTACATGGTGTTAGAACCATATATTTTATGAATCTGAGTCCTAACTATGTCTAACGCATATTCTGGGATATATATCTTTTGATTTGATTCATATAACTGTTTTAACCATTCATTAAATTTCGTAATAACCTTCTCTTCAGATGTCATTACATTATATATAATGTAAAGCTTTAGGTTGTAATTAACGTCAAGTATCGAAGTTAATTACACCGCTTTTAAAAGGGGTGTAATTAACTTCGATACTTTAGTAACTACGTCTGTATAAAAGTTAATTCCCTTTGGGAGCAATTAACTTTTGTACTAGACGGTATCGTATTGTGTGTCCCATCTAAGACCAATCAATAGTTATATTAAAAGAATACTTATCCATAGTAACTTTAGAATCTGGAAATTTTAATTTAAGTGCGTTATATATATCATATACTGGGTATATATTTTCAACATCATTTTGATATACATTATATAAATTCTTATTTTTGGATGGTGGTACCTCTGGATGTCCTAAAATATAGGGCTTTCCAAACCTATATACATATTTAGGCATTGTACGATGATTTAATTTTGATACAAGATCATTAGATATAGCTGAAACTACATCATTTGTATATTTCTTAATATTATCTTTGTATGTATCATCCTCAAATTGTCTACGAAAAACATCTCCTTTTTGTAGTTGAGCACGACTTATATGTTCCATATGGCTGATATATATAGATACAAAGTTTTTAAGCCTTTAACATCAAGTATCGAAGTTAATTACACCTCCTTTTAAAAGGGTGTAATTAACTTTGATACTTTAGTAACTACATCTGTATAAAAGTTAATTGGTTTTAAGAGCAATTAAGTTTTGTACTAGACGGTAATTATTGTTTTTATATTATTTGCCACTTAAACGTGAATGTATTATTTTCATAATAAATGGATATTACAACCACTGAAGTACATTATCTTTATTTTTTAGATACTAATAATCTGAGTGAATTATGTCCCGTTAATGGGCATAATAATATGACTCTTTTTAATATTTTATATGACGATACACGAACTATATCTGTATTATACAGACCTGCCTCTTTAGAGGGTTCTACAAGATCAATCATATTTTTGGGTTCTGGATATGAACAATACAAACATCCCGAAGCACATATCTTTTACATTCAATATAATAATCTTATTGATGACTTTAATAATCATCCTATTATGTATTCTATTCTATTGAAATTCCATGAATTGCTTAATATTGCATTTTGTAAAATAATTGGACATGATCTAAATGCATATGCTTTATTAGCATTTAACGCCCTTTTTGAAGAGATTGCCCCTTGGACATTCACACTGCTTATCAACCCTATTCTCAATGTATCTAATTTAGAATTTACTTTCAAATTAGAGGATAATTTAGGAAAAATTAAGACAAAACAAGAAAAAGGAACACATATGTTTGTTATAGTACAAAATCGTCTTGATAAAATGCGGTATAAGGATCTTTTTGTATCTAGAAAAAATCTACTCAGTGAAAATCGCATTCAGGGGTGGACATTTGAGACACCTGCCTCCACCTTTTATAATAATAGTCAGACAGAACGTCATTTAATTCGCTTAGATAAAAACGCTATTATCGAGTTTATTGACCATATAAGTACCGGTGTAAAAAATAATTCAGCCATCTATAAATTATTGCGTGAATTCTAATAGGGGATGAAGAAAACTAAAATACAAACACGAAAGATCCGTTTTAGTGGAGGAAAAAAAATTGGTGAAGGGGCTTTTGGTTGTGTTTATAAACCATCCATTCGTTGCGAATCAAATACCTCTAAACGCAATAATACACTTATTAGTAAAATTATTGATGGAAAATTTATAGACGATGAACTCAATTTTAAACATGACTTAAAACGTATAGATCCAGAACAAAATTATTTTATCTATCCTCTTACAGCATGTAAACCGTCAGTTATAAACAACTCTGAATACAAAAATTGTAAAAAACCAAATATGATGCTTATTAATTATAAATATGGTGGGGCTGATATGATGACTATTTTAGAAAAATTAAATACTAAACCGTTTGGAAAAAATCATATATACTTCTTTGAAGGATTTATACATCTTTTTAAAGGTCTACAACTTTTACATAATAACGATATTGTACACTTAGATATAAAATCAGCAAATATTGTAGGAGAGATACAAAAAAATAATTCTTATCTTTTTCGTTTTATAGATTTCGGTTTATCTAAAAAAACAGATTTCTTTACAAAGGGTGATACAACCAGAGATGAATATCTAGACCCTGGACTTTTATATTGGAATAACTATTTTTGTTATCCCTTTGACTTACGATTATTAAAACATCAATATGTCAATGGTATAATAAGATATACAGACACAGATTTAAAACAATATATTAACTATATTAATAAAATGGTAGAAGAAGAATATGGTGAGCTTATATTACCTTATTGGTTGATAAATGATAGTACAGCAACACCCACTGTTTCTAAAATTAATACATTAATTGATTTTTTGCGTTCATCCAAAAATAGTACAAAAAGAACTACGATATTTTCAAAATTAGTAAAAAATGCTGATATTTATTCAATCGGTATAATGCTATTAGAGTGTTTTATTATGTCAACCGGTATTTTAAGAAAGGATGAATTTACACTTTCTCTTATTAAGAATGATAAAATTCAGGGTTCTAATGATTTTAAAAGTATATTTGTTACAAATATTGTTTGGCCCATGTTTCGTCTTATTGATTCAATGACACGATTTGATTTTCGCGAAAGAAGTAAATTAGATGAGATAATTAATGACTATACTATAATTATTAATAAAATGAAAAATATATTTGATATTTCTAATTTTAATACAAAGTTAGTATCAAAAAAACAATACTGCGGTTAGAAATACTACTAAACTTAGATTAAACGGTTTATAAGCGTATTATATCCAATTTTTAAACATTATGAATGTATAAAAATATGGCTAGTTGGAAGAAATCTGTACCTGGTGGTGTGTTTACAGAACGCCCGCCCCTTTTTGTAAAACGGAATTCTATGTGGGATCCTCAAAAACGCCTTGTTCTAAATAAAGGTACAGTCGTAGTTCCCGAAATGGATCCTGTTATTGGACCTATGTTAAAAGATATGTCTGGTAATGTTATTATATATGACTATTTTATTCGTGATGGTTACTTTTATATGATATCTACATATTGGTCAGATAATTCACCTTCACTTAATGTCCTAGTAAATGATGAACCTGTTATAGAAAATGGTTATCAAGAATATATGCCAACACGATATTATATGTATCCTTCACCTGATACGGGCTTAGTATGGGTTACTATTAATGGTGTTACATATGAATTGATGCCTGATATTATCAAACCTGCTCCTAAATTAAAATTTGGTATTGTTCTTAATTTTAAATATGAATCCCCCGCTTGGATACAACGATTTCTAGACTATTATAGAAGTCAAGGAGTCGGTGCATTCTACTTCTACTACAATGGTTCAAAAATGCCTTTCGGATTACCAAAAGGGAATGATATTATCTATAAACTTTGGGACTGTAAGTTTAAAATATTTTCAAATCGTTTCATACATAGTGCACAGACTGCTGCTTATTGTTCATTTCGATGGAGATATTATGATGACTGTGATTGGGTTGCTGTAATTGACTTTGATGAGTTTATTAGCGATATTCATGAGAAAAAACGTATTATAGATATTTTAAGAAATATGGATTCTGATGTTGTTATGATTAATAATCACTGGGCAACCGTCAATTCTATAGGTGGTCCTATTAAATATTCATTAAAATCTTCTGGTTTTAGCTATGATAATGGGCGTACAAAATGTATATTCAATACACGACAATATAGAGGTGAATGGGGTATTCATTTACCGAAAAATGATTGCGTAATGATTAAATCAAAACGACTTTTATTTTTTCATATTATAGATTGCCTTCATCCAGAAAGAACTGATTTATTAGTTGAACCCATACAACATACAAAAGTAGTAAAACTTATAGGATTAGATACGCCTAATTAACTTCAATAGCTCTTTGAGGATATTGATAATTGAAATGTCCTAGCCAACTTAAATTTAGCATACTATATTGTCGCCTAAATACAGTTCGACGCATAAAGTAGGCAAAAGCTGCTCCAAAAGCACATAAAAAAGTACCCCAAGCTACATCACTAAATACCATTTCAAGAGTCCATCCAGTAAAAGTAGCATAATTTGTCAAATCGTATAAAGCATACATACAAAATCCTAAAAATGCTCCTCTTAGAGTAGCATACTCAATCTCTTTGCTAGGTAAAACAGCAAACACTATTACCGCAATAGGCATCAAAATATATATAAGAGCTGCCGGGATAGGGCGAATTACAGGTAAAGTGCCTTGAATACTCTTTATTAGTTCTTTATGAAAATTGGCACGCATTGATAACCAACCCATATCCAATAAAAGCATGAAAATTCCTGTAGCAATGAATGGTAAAAACATTCCTTCTGTATTAGACTATTAATTATTTTTAGACCTCTATCTGCTTAAACACAAATCCTTTATATTTGTAAGGGGATGTCTAATGATTATGTTCAACTTGAAGGATTCTATGGTAATATTAAAGATACCGTCTCTGTAATTTTTTGTGATTCATCGTCGTCTATGTGGATACCACATGAATTTATAAATAGTGGTGAAATAACCACAAAAGTGTTTTTATTTGGAGAACATAGTAATGCTACACGAAGCGTAATAGCATCCGAACCATGGTCAATGATTATGTGTATGAACGGTATAGCTGGTCAAAAAAACTGGTCTATCCTTGCATCTATGTGTAAACATATGGTACCGCCTCTTCTCATTGTAATTACACCAGATGTAACTGTACCTATATCATTTTTATCATACATTGGTAATGAAACAACCATGCTTGTATATAGATGGTTATCCGATTTGGGTAATATTGGTGTACCAGCACACTCTATATTTTTTCCTCTTCAAATACAGGCTTCGCAGATTAGTGCAGCACAACGTTCTATGTGGAAAGGTATGCCATTACGCACCAGTGATGGTAATTTACCACTTATAGTTCAAGAAACACGACCTCAGGGATTGTGTCTGGTATGTAGTGTGTTAAATGGTGGAATTGTTACTATTTCTTGGTATAGACCCAAAGATTCAGATTTGATTGTTATAAAAGAAAGACAAGATTCTCTAGCTATGTGGCTAAGTGTAATAAGTGACAGAATTGTAACTCTACTTAAAAATTAAATATTATATATGTATACTTTTATATACATTATAATAATGAGCATTGAACTCCTTATTAAAAATGATGAAGAAGAGGCTATATTTAATTATCTTTTTGATTTAGAGGAAAATGGTACAAATATGTTTGGTGCAGCTGCATTAATTATAAGACAACCACAGTTTAGTCATATTTCTTTGTTAAAGGCACACGATATAGTAATAAAATGGATGGAAAATTTGGATAAACTTAAAATGAGTATGGCAAGAGAAACTATAATACTTAAATAAGTTGGGTAACTTCGATACTTGACGTTAGATGGTATATGTAACAAATATATATAATTTATAATAATTAAATTGTATATATTGATATATTATTACTGTTTTTCTTTTTACTATTTACTATTTACCGTCTAATACAAAAAATGCCTTTAGGAGCAATTAACTTCGGTACTTGACGTTAACTACATTTAGAAGAATCGGCGGGTGTTGCGATTCTTCTTAGACTTTCCACCGACAACTACTTTTTTAGCCCTTCGGGTATCCCATCCCTTTAGGGCACGGTTGTGTGCCTTCTGGTGATTAGCTCTGGTCATTACACGTCTGGTCATTACACGTTTGGGCTTTTCAGCATTCTTGCTAGAAGCCTTCTTGTTAGAAGCCTGCTTGGCGAAGAGCTTGAATTCACCCTTCTTGGCTACATAGCCTGCATTTCTGAGACGCTTAATGGCAACAAGACCAGCAGCGTGTGCCTTCTTAGAAACAATACGACCCTTGTCAGTCTTCATGAGATCATTCTTTTTTAGACCTCCAGCAGTGCGTCCAGCAGTACCGTGAAATACCTGTGCTTTTGTGCCTACGTTTAGCTTATAACTGGCAGGTGTATTGGACATTCTTTTCTAAATATCATCAAGAAACTTTTCTATGAACGTCGGGGGTTTTGCTGATTCAAAAGAAGCACTGACTATGACTTTTTTCTCGAACCATTCCTGAAACATTTCCAAATCATGTGTAGGTTCAAGCTGTTTTGCACGAATTTTACCACGGTTAGAAAATTCATCATAAAAGGCTTTATCATTCGTTAAACGAATAATAAGTCTAGACCATTCTTGAATGTTATCCCGTTCCACAAAAATAGCGGCATCCTTACAACATTCTTTGAGACCGGGAGTAGGATTAGCTATAACAGGTATACCAGAAGACATTGCTTCTACTGCAGTTCTTCCCCAAGTTTCTTCTTTAGATGGCATAATCAAAATTCTTGTTTGTGAATATACATCTTTTATATTAGGTGTGTTATCTATATATGTGATATTAGTAACTGTTTTATCTTCTATCTGTTTCCAATATGATCCACGTACCCCTAAAAATTGTATATTTGGGGTAACTTTAGCAATATCTATGAGTATTTGACCTCCTTTATTTTCATTTAAGTTACTCAGGGTTACATATTTTCTACTTTCTTCGGAATTGAAAACTTCATATTCTCGCCAATCTACTGGTGGTATCAAAATATGATAATTAAGTCTCTCTGGTGTTTTGAAGGTATCTAGGAGTGAACTACTGTTAAATACAGTAAAATTTCGCTCTTCTCCTTCTTTTTCATGTTTTGTATTGCGAACATTGTTGGTAAAAGTACCACCGTGTAACCAGTCTATATAAGACGCACCATATTGCCTGCTTAATTTTTTACATTTATTGCGAAATGAATGTGTTGAAATAACATGTGTATGTTTCATTAAATTATGTAATAATATGCGATCATTCATATTAAATATATGTACTCCCTCATATATTCTGTTAGGATAACCGGGGACACCTACCCATACTTCGTGTCCTTTTTCTACTAATAAACGATTCACTGTATGTGCACATACCTCAGAGCCTGCATTCCAGAAAGGTGTATATCCATGTAATAACATTACTGATCGCGATTTAGCTGTGGTAGGGGCTAAATATTTTGCTTCGTCATATGTTTCCCATTTATCAAAATTAATTAATTCTTTTTGTTCTCTAGATATAGGTATATTTGTCGTCATTTTATCATCATAAAATATAACAAACCATCCAACTATAGCTATACAAAGCAGAAGTATGTTTTTAAAATTTCCTTTTGATATAAATTTAATTAATTCAGTATTTGAAAACATTCTCCCTAAATTATTATTATAAAAAATTTAATATAATATATTTATCTTATTCTTTTGATACCGTCTAGTACAAAAGTTAATTGCCTTTGAGAGAAATTAACTTTTGTACAGACGTAGTTACTAAAGTATCGGAAATTTGACGTTATTCTTATAAAATTGAAATGGCAATAACTTATTAATATAATATTAAAACCTTATTAGACTATTTATAAATGCCTGTTGAATATACCAAGAATGATGCTGGACATTTTGTTTGTATGCATAAGGGTTGTAATAAAACCTTTGCACGACAAAATACAATGTACTATCATATTATGAGACATCGCAATCAGTTTACATTTACTTGTTCTGAATGTAATAAGGGATTTATTCAAAAATCTGCTTTTCTTCATCATATGGCAGCTATTCATCCTGGAAATTATGAAATTACTATACAAAATAATGAATCTAAAATTACTATTCAAGAGAATAAAGTGAATGATGAAAATACCCAGACATGTCGTAATATTACTGATTTGAATACTATTAATATTAGAAATAATATTAATACTAATACTAATACTAATACTAATACTAATACTAATACTAATACTGATACTGATACTGATACGGATACTAATATTATAAAAATTAGAAACCCTTATGAAGGGCAGAGCTTCGTATGCCCTTGCTGTAATCATGTTACTAGAACTAAGGCAAACGCCCTTGTTCATTATGCACGATTACATGCTAAAGATTGGATTCCTACATACAATAAGGACACTGGATGTACTCATTGTAAAAAGACTTTTAGTTCTATAGCAGCCTATTTATATCATTGTACGGGTTGCGTTCCTAGTAATAACATTCATCGTGAATTAATTTCACGGATGATAGATAAAGAATGATATCCGCCAGCAGCAAATGCAAACATTAACAACATTTCAAAATATCTACGATTTGTATTTTTTCCATTATATCCAATAATCATAAGAAGAGGTGCTAAAAGAAAAATATGTATGTAATTTAACCATGGATTCTGACCATTTGAAATTTTTGTATAAGCCTTATAGGATTGATAGATTGCTACAAATACACCAAGTCCTAGAACTCCTTTAAACACTGTATCGGGAACTTGCTCACGTGCCAAACCAATATATAATAAAAAAGGAACAATCACTATAATGTGAACTAGTGCAAGTATTGTATGTTCATTCATCTTATCTACTATTATAGTATTAGTAAAAAAAATGAAACACACCGTAAATGCTTTCTCAATAATTAAAATACTAACCGGAGATAGATGGAAATTGCTAATTTATTTGCTTTCGTACAAGAAAATTGTAAAAAATATGGAATTGATGAATCCCATGGATTGAAACATTCTATGGGAACTGTTTGTTGGGCTGAAAAATTAGCACTGGCTTATAATGATATATCACCATATGAATATGATATAATAATCTATTCTGCTGCCTTACATGATATGTGCGATTCAAAATATCGTAATTTATCGGAAGCTTCTGATGAAATATATTCGTGGTTATTGGAACAACAATGTACGAAAGAAACTGCTAATGCTGTAATTGATATAATTACGACTATGTCATATTCAAAGCTTAAAATGTCACAAATTGATGGAAAACCAAAAATTTATCCAGATCACGGAAGATGGCAGCGTGCCTATCATATTGTCCGTCATGCTGATTTATTAGAAGCATATCGTGTTGTGCGTTGCTATCTGTATTCTAAACATCGCAAACCAGCTTGGTCAGAAGATGAACTTTGGGCTGAAACACGGAAAATATTTGATGAACGTATATTTAAATACGTAAGTGATGGATGGATTTTCCTGGAACAAGCCTTAAAATTTGTTCCAGACTTGGAACGTGAAGCCCTACGCTGTTTTAGAGAACGCGATTGTACATATTTAGTATAAGTTCTTCATATGTTCTAACGTCAATAAGCGAAAACTTGACTTTACATTCTAAATTTTTCAGTTAATTATTATATTTGTTTCATCTAAATTAGATAATATATTTTCTTCCATTTTTTTGAGTTTTGCTATTTCAATCCGATGTTCTTGATTTATTTTTTCTGTTATTCTTTCTTTCTCTAGTATTAATTTATTTTTATCAACTTCTTTATTCTGTATTTCTATTATAGATTCCTTTATAATTCGTCTATCGACATCCAGCCAACGTTTATATCTTAGTAGACATGTTCTGTAACAAATAAAATAGATAAAATCTGTTAAAAAATTAATCATTTCTGTTCCTTCTGATTTCCGTAAATCATCTACTTTTTCTTGTAGTTTTTGATATTTTTCTATTTTTGATTGGTATATTTCTATACTTTCCTCTTCCATACGATTAAAAAATTCTTTTTCAAACTCTATACCCAGTTCTTTCCATTTGGATAGATATTCTGTATTAGCAGCATATTGTGTATGGGGACGAAAAAATGTATTTAGTGTTGTAATCACAAGACTTGCAATGGCTATATGTGAATATGTGGATTGAGAAATAATACTTTCCGTTTGAGAATAAGCTGTTGTAATAGCTGTTAAAAAAGTAATGGTTAAATTAATGGGTGTAGATATCTGCGACCAAAAAGCACTTGCTACATATTTTTTCCAATAATTGTAGCCTATTTCCTTATCAAGTTTGCGTCGTAAGATATAAAGTTTTTCAAATTTCTTTTCGTGTGGTTCTTCGGGCATTCTATATATATGACTCAAAAATTACTGGTTTAAAATACTCATCTGTCCAATTTATCATCTTGTGAGAAATATGATTCTGTTTTCAAGATACTCCATCCTAAACCTATGCCTCCTAATACATTCCTCATTTCTACAAGTCATACAGTGGTTCATCCAAATCTCTTTTAATTGTAAAAGCCGGATAATCTTTAGTCTTCTTCTCTCCTGTAGTTGTTCTATGCTAAGACCAGTTCTTCTATCCTCTTTAATTACAGCACTTGGCAAGTCTATACGACAAAGAGGACATTTCGGATTTTGTGTAATAATTTTCACAAAGCATTCCATACATATCTCATGTCCACACTTTGCTTTCGTACAACCATTCCAGTTGGCTTCAAGTTCATAACAAACACAACATGTTTTTTCTTCATAAATCGGTTCTTTTGGAATTAATGAAATTAATTCATTTTTCCTCTTTCCACTATAGCCTTTTATTTTCTTTTCTTTACAAAGTTTAATTAGTTCAGATACCGTTTTTTTAGAATAATCCATTTAGATTGGCTTTATTTCAACTGCATCAGTGTTCGACTTCTTTTGTCAAAGTTAAAAAGTGAAGAATTGCGATTTCATTTTTTCGCTTTACCGTCTAACGTCAAGTATAAAGTGTGTTTAAAAATAAATTATTTATTCCGCTTCATCTTTAACAAAATGGGTAACGCTGAATCCTTACCATCCAATAACGATCGCCCTTTGCCTCTTGCTATTGAGGCGAAAAGTTTAGTTGAAAGAGGGTTTTATGAGGCAGCTGTCGCCAAATACAAGCGTTCTTATGACCTATATAAGGAGTCCGGTGCACATGCTTCTGCAGGAAGATCACTTCGTCTTGCCGCTGAAACAGGACTTATTGTACCTACACCCGACTATGAATTAGCTGCTACAGCTTTTGAAGAAGTTGGAACATTATATTTGATGAATGAAATTACTGCTTTTCTAGCAAAAACAGCACATGCCAACGCTATACTTTCTCTCTTAGCTGCTGGACGTATTGCAACTGCAAAGGGTAAATATGCCGAATTTATTAAAAAAGACAAAAATTTTGAACCATCACTTGATGGTGTAGCAGCAAAAAGTATTATGGAAGCATATCAAAATGGTAATCGTAATCAAGCTGTTGATCGTATTGATGCTTTCAAAGATATAGAGATTATGCCTACTTGGAGAGAAACATTACTTAATAAGATTATTGATAGACTTTAGGATACATATTTTAGATACCGTCTAACGTCAAGTATCAAAGTTAATTACACCCTTTAAAAAGGGGTGTAATTAAGTTTCTGATATTTTAGTACAGACGTTAATCATAAAATTGAAATCATATATTAGAAATAAATAAAACAAACAAATATATACTATATAAAATGCTTACATCATGGAAACAAATTACTTCTGATATGCTGGATGTGTGCTGGAAAATAAGAAACAACTTTCCTGTACCGTCCTCTTGTAGTGATGAACAACTCTTTGAATTTCTAAATGAAATGCATAGGAAATGGAATGAGAATGATATACAAATAAGAGCTGGATATTATGATAGTGAAAAACTTCCTTCAAATATAAAAACTAAATACCAGATACTTGTTGATGAGTGTTGCTATTATGAAGATATGATTGAATCTATTGAATATGAAATTTCACGACGTACTTGGTTAAATCCTTGTAAATCAACTTCTGATAACAACTTTGATATTGATAACGAATAGACCATATTACCTTCTAGTACTTACTAAAGTATCGGAAACTTAATTATACCCCTTTAAAAAGGATGTAATTAACTTCGATACTTGACGTTACAATTTTTATGTTATTTGTCTTATAAAATAACATAAAAAAAGATACCATCTGCGGGGGTTGAACCCGCGGCCTTGTGGTTAAAAGCCACACGCTCTACCACTGAGCTAAGATGGTTGATTATGGGTTAATATGTCATTGACACTTCAATTTTGGATAAAAAATTGCCCAAAATATGTTCTTAAAAGGACATGTTTTGGAAAATTGCCTTCACTGAGGATTGAACTCAGGACCTACAGCTTACAAAGCTGGTGCTCTACCACTGAGCTATAAAGGCTCTCAGATATTATGAATATCTCAGAGCTAATATATTAATGCGTTTAACGGGAATCGAACCCGTGTAGTAACCTTGGAAGGGTTACATTCTACCACTAAATTATAAACGCATTGTTAGTACTTATTGGAGAAGCTTTAAGTGCTTTTATTTTATTAGCTAACTTCGATACTTGACATTAATGATAAATCATTTCCTAATCCAACCTTTCTTCTTGAATCAAAAGAGTGCAAAAATATAAAAATAATAATAATAATAAACTTAATGATATATATTATAGTCATTAACTATATATTTTTCCGATACCGGGATTCGAACCCGGGTCAAAGCCTTGAAAGGGCCTTATGCTAAACCGCTACACCATATCGGATAAGTGTTCTTATTAAGAACATTTATCTAAACTAATTTATGGACATTTATGAAATGACCATAAACAAAATGTCAGGTGTGGGGTTCGAACCCACGCGCTTTCGCAGCAGATCTTAAGCCTGCCTCCTTAACCACTCGGACAACCTGACAATCAGACATTATAAATATCTGATTGTTATATTAACTGGGAGCTTCCCTAATACTACTATATTGTAGGCTCTTTAAATAGATTAACGTCAAGTATTTGCAGTTTCCGATACTTTACTAAATCACTTAAAGTCATTATATTATATATGATTTATCTTCAGATAGCTCAGTTGGTAGAGCAGGGGATTGTAGTCTTAAGGCTATGATACGGATCTCCCCAAGTCACTGGTTCGATTCCGGTTCTGAAGATAGTTTATTTTTTTGATTTATTATAAATAATTCAAAAATATATATTTAACGTCTATTTATTCATCATTGCTATCACTACTATACGAATCCCCTTTTAGGTCTGAAGAGTCTGAATCATATGAATTATCATAATCATCTACATATTGTTGATTTCTGTTAAAACAACAACATAGATATTGTATTAATCTATTTTTAAATGGTTTATGTATTGTCTGTTCTACATAGGGATATTTAGCCATTTCCGTGCTAAAGCTTCCTCTTCTTTTTACCATTTGTTTATCTAATAAGATTGAAGAATTAGTTATTCAATTTTATTCTTCATTCATCATCATTATATTTATATAATTTTTTGGATGCATAACTATCGTTATAATATCCATTTTTATTAGATTTATTCTGTATTTCAAATAATTTTGTAATTTTATTAGATGATTGCTTATATCTATGTTTTGAATTATAAGATACATCCATACTGTTAAATTATGCCATGAAGGATTATTTATAATTGCTTGCGTAATAATATATTTTTGCGTTTGTCTCATTTTATCTTTATAAATATGCTCGGGTTTGAGTTTGTAACCATTTGTAAATAAAGTATTTAACGCATTTTTATCATTGAAAGTGAAATACATAAATGTTGTTAAAAATCCTTTTTGTGTTTTAGTTTGCTCTATAAGAAGTTCTGTCTGCTGTTCAATAACTGTTCGCATAAGGGTATCCCAAGAACGATCCCAGTTATCAAAAGATAGTGCTTGAAGACGCTTATCTGGTGGTAATCTTAAAAGGATGCTTTCTGTGAAACATAAAAGATCGCTATTCTGTTTAATAATTTTAAGAGGTGTTTCGCCTAAATCATTAATAGAATACATATCTTCATTCGTTGTAAATTTGAGAGCTTGAAATTGTTCTTCTACAATATCTATATCCGTTGGTTGTTTATTCACACATGCATAGGCAATACAATGTACAAAAGTATTATTATTAATGTCTTTGTAACCACAATGTAAATGTTCAAGTGGCAATATTGGATATTGATACATGAATTTATCTTCCCATATACACCACGTCATTTCTGTCATTGCTTTTAAAAAAATATCAATTCTATCCAGCGATTTTATCTTTGTAATTAAATCAATAACCCATTTACACTGTTCTTCTTCTGTACTAGTTATATACATTGTTTCAAGCACATTATCCCTATTCAACAATGAATATTGTGAATATAAAATACTGGGCTTTAATCCTCTTATTCGTATATTATTTTCTATTGTCATATAGGGTTTTAGTTTATCGTCTGTTATACGTGTTTCTATAATAGTTCTTGCTGTTTGTGATAAATTATTTATAACTGCTTTTGGTGCAAAAGCATAAATACTCATTTGAAGAGTCGCTACTAACTATTCCTTTTAGTTTGTTTATATCGTTGCTAATTTGTATATTATATTGTTATATTGTTATATTGTTATATTGTTATATTGTTATATTATATTGTTATATTATATTGTTAACGTCAAGTATCGAAGTTAATTACACCCTTTAAAAAGGGGGTGTAATTAAGTTTCTGATACTTTAGTAACTACATCTGTACAAAAGTTAATCGCCTTTGGGAGCCATTAACTTTTGTATAGACGGTATTCATGTTAAAATTGAATATTATAATATTTATGTTTTTATTATAAAATTAATATAAGAGAAATGACAAGCTTACCTTGCTATGAAATTCTTGGACTTAATCGTAATATTGAACAAACATCACAAACTATATATACTGCTTATAACAGATTGAAAGATCTGGTGGTTGATACCCAAATACAAAATGATTTGAATAGTGCATATGAAATACTAATAAATACGAAATCACGTATTGCTTATTCATTGAATTGGACACCCTTTAACGAAAGTGAATGGGAATGGCAAGAATTTGTTGATGATGATGGAGTTATTCGTTCTTTGGTGCGAAAAACCAAAAAAGAAAGAACTCAAGAATGGATTCTTGGTGATAATAATGAACGTAAAAATATTAAAAAACAAAAAGATAATGACCGAAAACTAAATCGTAATAAGCGACGTGGAGATTATGGATACGATTAATGCTTACAATTGGGTCCATGTTGATGTTGATGCTCGTCAACTATACCCCATGTTAGACGAAATAGACCTTCTGCAGAAGCATAACGGCGCCACCATGCACGAATAGCTATAGACATCTCTGTCCATTTTTCTTGTGAAGTAGTATCAACTATTTTTTTAACATCTTCTGGTGTCTTAGCTAAGAAGTAATGAATATTCTCTTTGGGTTTAGCACTATAATTTGTCATATCAACACCTGGTGTTATAATTGGAACAGTACCTGTGGCAAAATACTCAATTTCTCTGTTACATTTTGGTCCGTAACCAGGAAGACATAGACCAAATCTAGATTGACATAACAGATCTAAATATTCTTCTTGATTATACTTATATTCTCCTCCTGTTGAATCTATTGGCATGTGAAAAGTATGAATTACACTTTGCCAATCATGTGTTGTGCGACGTTCTTTCTGAACACCATTCTCTATTCTACCTAGAAATATAGAAGGGATTTTACGTTCTTCATACGAAATTAGAGGTTTATTTGTTGCAACCATAGATTCTATAGCTCTTGGAGAACGGGGCCAAAAAGACCATACACGGTCCTTATGTATAAGCTTTTCTGGACAGCTATTTCCAAATAGAGCTAAATTATAAGCTGGATTGTCTAACCAACGCATAGTAGGTCTATCATAGAGTAAAACATTTCCTATACCCTGCCACCATACATAAGGAGTATCTTCACGCCTTTCCACTATACAATAATTACGCTCCTCCCAAATTTTAACCATTTCACGAAATGTATCACCTGTATGTTCGTGTATTCCAGATAACGCTTTTCCATATGGAAGAGTAACTAACGGTATTAATGCTCTGGGTACTTGAGCTTTTAGAGTTTCCGAAAAAAGGTGTTCTTTCATAACCTTCTCCATATCTTCAATTATATGTTGTCGTTGATATGGAAGAGGTTCTCTCTTTACACCTATCAAAACATAATTAAGATTGGATGCTCCTGCTAGATGAATATGATCTCCACGGGGCTTAATATCAGGCATAATCTCTACTACAGTTTTATTATTCTGCATAAGCCATATCCAGTCTAGGGCATCCCACTCATTTTCACTTGACGATACTACTAAATCTGCATTCATTAAGGCTCTTAAACGACTTTCTGTAGGAGTTGTAGAATCAACTATTGTTATAGACCACATACCACGGTCCTTTCGATGAAAAATATTTTTAATTAATTCACTACAGAAATCATTTGACATAATTGCATCAACGCCTCTATCTGCTACAATTATCGCTCTTGGCGTTGAATTAGGCTCGACAGGTGGTAACATCTTACGCAAAATATCGATATTCTCTCCAGGAATTTCTGTGTAATTTGGAGGTGTCAAAGCATATACTGATTCTGATACATATTGACAATCCTGTAAATATGGAATCATAGTTATATTTTCCTTACTCCAAACTAGAAGTTGTAAAGCTTTCTGAGTATCAGGATGTGTACTTACTATAAATTCAGGTGTTTCGTTAGTATGGGTATGTACTCTTAAAACATTTGGTAAATATCTTAAAAACCACTGACTTGCGGAATTTACTATTTCTGGTGGAAAATATACAGCTATCATACTAGGAACGTGAACTGTATTTGCTAAAATTGTCAAAGGTACATCGGTCCATGCCTTTCTCCATACAGGATTCTCACTTACATATAGGTTGTTATAATCACAAACTACACCTGTTGGCATTGTAAATATAGTATTTGTATTATTCACAAACTTATAAAGTATATCATCTGTAGGTGTATGTGCTTTATTAAATATATTTGGTGAATCTATTATATATTTATAAGTTGTATCATTGCGAACCATCATATTGCATATTGTCTCAGCAGTAACCTTATCTACGTATTTAATTGAACGGGCAAACGTACGCGGATTATTCTTTTTCCAGCTATGTACTTTGTATGGTGCTATATCTTTTACTACATTGTAATCTTGAATACCGGTCGGTTCTACATATAAAAACAAGGGTTTATCTATTACATCTGATGTTACATAAGTACGTATATTTGAATTGTGAAGATGGTATGTCTTAATTGAATATGCCGGATTGCTAACTACAAACTTCTTTTTGAGCATTGCTACTGTTAATGCATTATCACATCCTGATATACCAAAGTTGAATCCAAAATCAGCTTCTGTGATCTCAAAATCTATGGATGAAGACCATACAATCCATGTATCTTGAGAGTCTGCACGCGGTCCAAATATTACAGGTTCGGCATCGACTTGAACGTCATATCGCAGAAGTGCTAGAAATTTCATATGTAGATCGATATTATATAACTGATTGAGTGTAGAATCCATATATATATCAGAATTTGCAAATATAACAATTGTATCTTTTGGAATGTGTGTCTTAATATAGTTAAGAACATCGTAATAAGTCAGACGATGATTAATGTTCACTTGTTCTATCTTGCTTGATGTGGGTATATCGTCATATAATTTCTCATTTAGAAGAATAATTTTATCAATAGATGTACATTCTATATTCTTTTCCAATGTTCGATTTATCTCTTTTGCTCTTTGTGATTTTGTTGGTTGATAATACTGTTGTATTAACCATATAGCAGGTACTACATTTTCTGCTATTGAATAATGATCTATAACCTTAATTGTTCCATTGAATATATTTTGCTCATTCTTAATTTCTACAGGTACTACAAATTTATGAAATCTCATCATTTGTGCTATACATAATAACCATTTATCTTTAGAATCAGTATCTTTTAGCTCTGTTAAAAATGGATAACGTTGATAAATTTCAGTTGTTGCTAATATTGATGAGTTTGTAGACACGTTAAGTTTTAGAGCTACAAGCCATTGCGGTGATGCAATAATAAAACTTTTAGGAGAGTTACAAAACCATTTTGTCCACTTCTCCTTGAGTTCAGATGTAGGTATCCCATATAAAAATATTATATCTGGTTCAAATACTATAGGGTCGTCTTCTGTTATAATAGTACTCCATCTCTGCCATCTATCATTGGAACCTGTGAGTCCATCACGAAACCATAGAAGTGTACGATTTGTTTTTGTTAAATTTGCTTCTGTTCGCATTATAGTTATAGGTTTTCCGGTCTTCGGATTAACCGCCTTCATCTTACATCTATATTTACGTTTTTTGCTTAAACCGATTTTTAAATGTAATATTAGAGAATTCAAAATGGATCAACCTGATAATTCGCATTTCGGTGGTGTATTCTATATAAACTTAGAACGACGTAAAGATCGTCGTGAAGAGATAGAAAAAGAATTAAATAGTGTAGGGCTAAATTTTGAACGTTTTGATGCATTCGATAGAAAACCTGGTATAGTTGGTTGCGGATTATCCCATCTTGCTGTTATAAAAGAAGCAAGAGATCGTGGTTTACCAAATGTACTCATTTTTGAAGATGATTTTGAATTTTTGGTTAAAAAAGAAGAATTCTGGACGCATATTAATGCTTTTTTTAATACGTGTATTCCATACGATGTTCTTATGTTTAGCTATAACATAGAAAAATCATCACCTTATAATGATTTGATATTTAAAGTTGATTCAGCTACCACTGCTTCAGCATATGTAGTTCATTCTTATTTTTATGATTCAATTATTAATCTTTACGAAGAAAATTTACCTATACTTGAAAGCACAGGTAAACACTGGATTTATGCTAATGACCAGATATGGAAAAAACTACAACCAGCGGCACGATGGTATGCATTTAATAGTAGATTGGGGCGACAACGTGGCTCATATAGTGATAATTCTCTTCAATATATTTTTTCGGGCATGTAAGCTTATGCGGCATGTAAGCTTATGCGGCATGTAAGCTTATGCGGTATATAGATTTATCAAAAATAGATTTCATAATAAATGAGCAGGTGTAGAATAACCAAAAATCAAACTTCCGGTTCAGGATTTACAAAAACATGTGACACAGAACTATCTAAAGAAATGAATAGCAAATTAAAAGACTTAATGGAACTACGCAATAAACAAGATGCTGAACTAAAATTGGAAACTTTATCTGAAAAAGAGTATGAAACAAAATATGGTAAACAGCCCAAATCCACAGATAGTAATACTACTGGATAAGTTTTACGGTTAAGGATTTAAATATATATTTAATATAAATATTAGGTAAACATATATTTAATGAATGGAGCAATAAGCCTTGTTAAAAAACTTTTAGAACGAAATGTTACTACTATTTTTGGTTATCCTGGTGGGGCTATTTTACCTGTATTAGATGCCCTCTCTACGAATGGTAATGGTATAAAATATTATCTATCTAGAACTGAACAAGGCGGAGGTTTCATGGCAGATGGTTATGCTAACGTAACAAGAAAAATAGGAGTCGTAATGACTACATCAGGTCCAGGTGCACTTAATACAATTACCTGTCTACAAAATGCGTTGAGTGATGGAACGCCTCTTCTAGCATTAACAGGTCAAGTTTCAACAGCTGTTCTAGGTACGGACGCTTTTCAAGAGGCAGATGTCATAGGAATATCGGCAAAATGTACAAAATGGAACAAAATGATAAAAAATACAACCGATATTCATAGTTCTATTGATGAAGCGATTAATACAGCTCTTTATAAACGTCATGGACCTGTATTATTAGATTTACCTAAAAATATTATGAGTAGTCCGGTTATTAATAGTAGCAATAATGATGTTAGCAATAAAAGCGAAGATGATGTAAATATTGGATCCACTTTAGACTATACCGAAATTACACAAATGATATTGAAATCAAAACGACCTGTTATTTTAGCAGGAAAGGGAGTTATACAAGCGGGTCCTGATGCTATTCGTAACTTGCGTAAATTAGCAAAACTATATAATATTCCTGTTACTACAACACTTATGGGATTGGGTATTTTTGATGAAAAGAATTCTCTTTCTCTTAAAATGCTTGGAATGCATGGTTCCTACTATGCAAATAATGCTATACAGAATTGTGACCTTTTATTAAATTTTGGAAGTAGGTTTGATGATCGTATAACAGGAGATGTAACTAAATTCGCAAAAAAAGCCACCATTGTACATGTTGATATTTGTGGAAAAAATATCAATAAAGTCATCAAAACACCTTATTATATCAATGATTCGTGTACAGATGTTCTTAAAAATCTTGTTGAAAAAGGGGTGCTTATGGAGAACAATACAAATCGTAATGCTGAATGGCTATCCATTATTCGTATATGGAAGAATATAGGATTTACCTATACAAGGTCTACAGAAGTATTACAAGGAGCTGAAGTCATTTCAAAATTAAATAAACTCATGTATTCTAAAATATATTTAGATAAGAGATTTACAATAGTTGCTGATGTAGGAGCTCATCAAATGTGGGCGGCACAATTTATTGATTACAATTACAGGCGTATTCGATTTCTAACATCTGGTGGTTTAGGTTCGATGGGTTACGCTGTACCAGCTTCCATCGGAGCAGCTATTGGTGCTCCTTCAGATTGCGTTATCTGTATATGTGGGGATGGGGGATTTACAATGAGTTTTGTCGAACTTTTGACGGCTGTTGAAAATAAAATCGATGTTAAAATATTAGTGATTAATAATAGTTTTCAACTTATGGTAAAAATGTGGCAGGATAAATTTTATGAAGGGCGACATATGGGTGTTAAAATGAATAATCCACCTTTTGAACTAGTTTGTAAAGAAATGGGCTGTGAAACAATGCGTATTGATATTAATGATGATGTTACTACGAAACTACAACAATTTTTAGAATATAAAGGGGGTCCCATTGTGGCAAATGTAATTACTAATTCATCTGAGTCTGTTTTACCAATGGTATCACCTGGCAAGGCACTTGATGATATGATTGTATTTGAAAATAATGATTTAAAATTGGAAGGTGATGCTCCTTGTTAATAACGTCAAGTATCGAACTTAATTACACCCCTTTAAAAAGGGGTGTAATTAAGTTTCTATTACTTTAATAACTATGTCTGGTATTATTTCTAACTAAAACTATAACTTTGTACCAGATCATTTGTAAGAACAATTGTGCTGTAAAATAAGCCATTTACTATACCTGGTTCATTGTAATTCGTCATAATAAGTTGCATATTCTGAAGATCATATGTGGGACCAGCATAAATATCTATAGAAGATATTAATTTGCTTGATTGTTGTGATAATGTTGAGATAGTTTTAAATTTTCCACCAATATATGCATTTAAATTAACTTCACCAGAGGTATATCCACCATAAAAATATGTAGAAAAGTTGCCATCAAACGCATTTTGACCACCAAAAGATTCATATGATCCATTAAATGGAAATACATTGACATTTACATCAACTGTATCAATTGTAAATTCTGTGTTTGTACTTACTAATATTATATTCTGTTGTGTGTCATTATTAACATTTATTTCAGTAATCTGTAAGAATTTATATATACCTGGATTAATTACACGAATATATGTATTTGTTGTTGGGTTAACTACGTGTAAAGAATTAGGAATGGTACGACTTGAAAATGTAGGCGTTTGTGCATTTCCTGCCATAGTATTATCAAGCTTTGTAGTATTAGGATACACGCTTAGATACATTTTATCGTATCTAACTAATGGAGAAGGAGGTGTAGGTATTTTTACTACTGCTGAACCAGCACCAGATGGATAAGGACCTGACCAACTGGTAACCGGATTTCCATATAAATCTACTCCTGTGAATTTCACACCTAGAGGAATATTAAGATCATTCGTATTCCAGCTTACATTAATAGGTGTACCACGATAGACAAATGTTGAGTTATTAGCCAAATTTGTATCAGATAATTGTACATTACTGGAAAATACCAATGGGCCTGTAAAACTTACCCTTGAGTAGATGAAAGGGTATGATTGGATATTTTTGATAAACATACCCATGGGTGTGTATTTCATATCTATAATATAAGCACCTACAAATGTTGATAGATAAATCTGCTGTATTGTATCCGGTTTTGGAATCGGATTCGATATAGCCATATTAGGTATAAAATTATATGATGTTGGGTTGTATATTTTAGATATAGATAACCATGACGATAGATTTGTAGTGTCTAATGTTACATAACGATTACTATAACTTGAAGGAATATCTATCTGTATAGTGAAGTCCTGATTCATTTTTGCTGATGAAGTACTGATTGCTAATCCATAGTACACATTTGCTCCAATATCTGATACTAGTACATAAAAATTATTATATTTTGTTGCATCTATATTGAGAATTCCTGCCGTAATTGATGATAATCCAGTATCATTAAAAACATTGGTCAATGTTGATATATTATTTACACTGTTCATAATAATACTAGGGGCTGTTTGGAACTGTGAATATGTAAAAGTACTCAAGTCATAAATATAAGTAGAAATTGCGTTATCTATAATTTCTTGATTTATAAGAATAGATGTACTAAGTATCTCAGTTTGAGTAGAGATTCCTATACCTATTTGGGTTGATATATTATTCTGATATACAATTGTTGTAGATATCAAATCTTGTTCATAATTATAGTACAACACTCTACTACTATCTGTATATGATTGGGATGTTGAATTAATTGTTATATTGAAATATGTAAGAGATGAGAACATAAGGGCATTAATTGTTGAATTTGTAGCTGGAATAACTGTACTAATTGTTGAAGTATATAAACTATCTTTTGCCCAAATAAATGTTGAATTAAGTACTGCATTATATGAACTTATACTTTGAACTTCAAGCGATGCGGTTGTTGAATATATAATATAGTTACATGTAGATTGAGTTAAAAAAATTGTAGATGCTGAATATCCTTGAAGATCAATGAATGTTGTATAAATAGCTTGTGTTAATCCCGTTGATAATAATAGATTAATACTATTATTAAAATAATTAATAGTTGATGCGTTTTGTGTGCTTACTGCCTGTATTGATGATAATATGGATGACACTATAACACCTCTTGTAATATAAACAGTGCTAATTGTTGATGCTAATTCCGATTGTATAGTGCTGCGAATACTAGATATTTGGTTTGTTGTACTTACATATACAGTACTTATTTTAGTATTTGTGTAGATTATAGAGGATTGATAACATGATGATACTGTTTGTGATATTAGAGTACTTGTAGTTATAAATGAACTTGTCTGATTTTTAATAACTGTAGAAAATGTTGAATATAGTGTTACTTGACTTGATATTATAGTATTAAATGTACTCTGAGTATATGCAATATTTGCTTCAATAAGTTTTTCTAAGGTTGTGAATTGAAGTCCTCCAATAGTTGAAAATTCATTAAATGTACTAACTGTATATGTCGACAAATTACCAAAAAGAGTACTTGTTGTTATTGTAGAATTACGTGCTACAATTCTGTTTGTACTCTGAAGAGAACTACTTAATGTACGGATGTCCAAATATATTGCATTAGATGTCGATAATGCATTATCATAACTCATTCTGTATAATGTCAATGATGATTGAATAGTCTGATAATTGTTTAATAAATCATTTCCAATATATGTTGAATATTGTTCTATAGATGCATCTGTATATGCTGTATTAATAGAATATGTAGCTAAACTATCTACAAATGTTGATAATGAATATATAGTTGAAAGTCCTATTGAAGCTATAGTCGAACCGATAATAATAATTGTACTTGTAATTGATGAATTATAATTCACAATTGTTGAATTTAGTTGTTTTACTGTTGTTGATAAATCTATGAACTCTTGAGAATTAACTCCCGATGACCAATACGTAGTTCCGTCTCCAGAAGCATAAATATGGAATCCCGATGATATTGGGTTATTTTTATCATCTCTGACATATAGGTTTCTTAACCTCAATGTGTCAATCTCTATATTTTTGATGAGTGACATCCCCTATGCTAACCAATATTTTTGATTTTAAATGAGATGCACTTTTGATTCTGCGTTAATGTATATAATAAACGTTCCATCCGATAGCTAAGGGAATGCTTGGAGGCGGTTTACTTCAATTAGTGGCAACCGGGCGACAAGATATATATCTTACCGGAAATCCTCAAACAACATTTTTTAAACAGGTATATCGTCGTTATACCAATTTTTCAGTTGAAAGCTGTCGAATTGATTTTGATGGAGCTACTGATTTCGGGAAGCTCATTGTAGCAACAATTCCCCGAAAAGGCGACCTTCTTAACACCCTTGTTCTTGAAGTTTCACTCCCGAAGATACCGCAAAGTAATAAAGATGTTATCGATACATCATGGGTCAATGGTATAGGTCACGCAATGATAGACTATATAAGTTTAGAGATAGGTGGAAAAGAGATTGATAGACAATATGGTGAATTTTTACATCTCATGGCTGAACTACAAGTAGATCAGTCTAAACGTAATGGTTTTAACAATATGGTTGGTTATCAAGAAGCTTTTACACAAGAAGCACAACCAGGTCCTTTAAAATTGTATATACCTCTCCGATTTTGGTTCTGTAATAATATAGGCTTAAGCTTACCACTTTTAGCTCTTCAAGCACATCCTGTACGTATTTATATAAAACTACGACCCTTGAGTGAATTATTTTATCGTGATGCTTCCGTAATTGACTGTAATCAGACTCTAAATACAGTAGTAAATCCTATTAGCGTTGTTATGTGGGGTGATTATATTCATCTTGACACAGATGAACGACGACGATTCACTAGCTCTAAACATGAATATCTCATTGAACAATGCCAAATTCAAAGGAGAACTGCAGTAAATGCATCTGCTAGTATGTTAAATATAACTCTTGATTTTAATAATCCTTTAAAGGAACTTATATGGGTTGTCCAACAGGATCGTATGTTACAATCAAATGAATGGTTTAATTATACAAATCGTTTATTAATTGAACAACATGTAAGTCTGGACGATCAGATTACAAATACCATATTACGAATTGATGGGTATGATAGATTTGAAGTTCGTGATGCTAGTTATTTTAGATTAGTACAACCGTATCAACATCATACACGTATCCCTGATAATTATATATATAATTATTGTTTTAGTCTGAATCCAGAAGCAGCACAGCCTATGGGTTCTATGAATGCTAGCCGCATAGACACTATCATATTAGCAATGAATATGAATCAAAATATAGCAAGATACAATGCTGGTGTTACAGTATATGCAACCAATTATAATGTTTTACGAATAGCAGCAGGTCTAGGTGGTATACTATTTGTAGCATAAATTAGGCTTAATTGCTCCCAAAGACAATTAACTTTTGTACTAGATGGTACTGATAAACTTATTATTTGAATAATTTTATTAGTATAAATTCCTATTTTTCTAAGGTTGTAAGGGTGAATAATATTATCCTATAGAGAGTAGTATGTCTTCTCCATTAGAAGATCTATCTGTTGGACAGGTACCACCTGCTTCTTCAACGCATTTTTCAGATATAGATACTTGGAAACATCCCGACCGTAGTTATTATCTTTTTATAACTATATCTATTTTATTTGGGTTTCTTGGTCTTGACCATATATATATAAGATCGTTTAGTACTGGGGCTCAAAAATTTCTTATAAATATTTTTACTTTTGGAATGTGGTATTTTTGGGATCTTATACAAATTATTTTTGATGGTGAAAAAGTTCGAAAAATGGGTATGGATTCACCATTAGAATGGATTCGTGGAATTGGACGTGGTGTATTTCTAGATGTCAATGAAAAACTGAAAATGGATATTGAACATAAAGTAGTGAGAAGTAAAAAAGATATTGTATTTTATGCTATATTAACTATTTTCTTTGGTTTATTCGGACTAGAAAAATTCTACATGGGACAACCATGGCAGGGTATAACAAAAGCATTTACTGTATTTAATTTTTTATTTTTTTTAATTGGATTTTTCTGGGTTATATGGGATATTATACATTTATTATGTTATACTGATTCTCTTATCGAATCAGGAATTTCTCCACCTTTACCTTTCAATTATATTTTTGGAACAACTGAAACAAAAGATGTATTTATTCCACAGATAATATCACAAGATCAATTACATTTAGAAAAAGAAATATTTAAAAAGGCTTGGTCTGTAGAAGGATTTGCAAATTCACACTTCTGGATTTGGAATTGGGATATATGGTTCTGGAATTGGAATTATTTCAGAAGATCATTTGGAATGCGTGATGTACAAGAAAAACGTTCATCTTTTAATTTCTCAGTTCCCGGTGTATATACAATGTTTAACATATCAGATTTAGCAAAACCACCTATAATCCCTTTACCTCCTGGATCTCAACCGCCACCCCCACCAGAATTAACAGTGCCACAATTTGTAAATCTTCGACAGTCTGGAGGTGGTGATAATGATGAAATAGCATCTGGACCCATTATTGCTGGAACAATATTAGCCATTATTATAGGTGGATTTGGTAAAGCCTTATTAGATAATACTAATAAAACCAGTTAAAACCTGCGTATTGTAAATTAGATATTAAGCTAACTAAATAATAAATGCGAACTTTTGATACACATATGGAGTTTGAAGAATATTGGTTTGGAAAAGCATCACCTGTAAAACCAATAGGTTATCGTGCAAATGACAAAGCATTTTTAGTATATTTCTCCGCTACATGGTGTGGACCCTGTAGGCGTTTAGATATAGACACTATTGAAGCTGTTGCAAAAAGTCAAGGAGTCCCATTATGGAAGGTTGAACAAACGGTTAATGATTATACAGCGGGTTTCTGTGATATTTACTCACTACCAACATTTGTTCTTTTTACACCCAAACATATTGTATCTAAAATTTCATCTTCTGAAACAGAAGATATTATTGAGTGGATTAAAAATACATGTGTGCCATTAAATGTATCTAATAATTAATTAATGTCAAGTACAAAAGATATTTTGCCTTTGAGAGCAATTAACTTTTGTATTAGACCTACTTACTAAAGTATCTGAAACTTGACGTTATAAAAATTAATTGCATTGGGTGCAATTAATTTTTATCAGAAGAACTTCAGACTAGGATCCTCTAACGATACACGCTTGGGATTAGGTGAATGACAATCAAGAACTGTAATCCAACTTTGTGTTTCATCCAATAACACATCGTCTATCTTACCTTCATATGTAGCAATATATTTCTGCTGTTCCATATATACTTGCCAAATAACTTTCATCCCAGGCTTCACAAACGCAAAGCGTTCTATTGGATTTCTATTCTTAAATATTCTCTCTTCATCTACATTAGACCTATTAACACCCTTATCCTCATTATTAAACAGTACAGGTTCGAACATTTATTAAATACTTTAAACCTTTGTATCTTCTTTGGATACTTACTAGTTATATTTTACTTATTTACGATTTCAATTTTTTAATATTATAACTTATGACTAAGGTCAAATAACGTCAAGCATCAAAGTTAATTACATCCCTTTTAAAAAGGAGGGGTATAATTAACTTTGATACTTTAGTAACTACGTCTGTATTTTCATAGGCTTTATGAAGATTCTGGAGTTCTTTGCATTATAGATAATCTATATCTTATATACTCTTCGTATGATATAAATTTATAAGGAGCAGTTACTTGTTTTGCGTTATATGATTGGACAAATCCATATATTGTGTTTTGTCTTTTCTGTTGTACAACTTCACCTTCTGTATTTTTTGAACTATACACAAGGTCTCCAATATATGGTTGTTGCATTTACTTTGTGATTAGATTTTTTCTGTGTCTAAATGTTTAATAAAAGATATAAGTTCATCGGCATGTTCTAACGCACCTTCAATCCACTGTGGTTTTTTAGAAAATGATTCACCAACAATATGAAGATTCGGGTATATTATAGGGTAAGGTTGCAATGCTTCTTGACTTAAGTTTTTATAATTTGTATTTGTATTCCAATATGAACATCCGTCTCTCCAAAATTCAGCATATACTTCTATGGGTTTTTCTTTAATATCTAATTCTGGAAATAATGCTGTTGTATCATTGTGAATTTTGTCTTTTAATTCATGTGATTTACCTTTTTTATATAAATCCGTCCATAAATCAATATCACGGGCATCTAAATATGAACTCATTATTAAACCTGTAGATTTATTAATAGGAATTATATTTCGTAATGGCGAATTTGTTACAACACGTGTTGATGGAAACCATGATGAATCTTTATATACTGAATATATTCGTAATAATGGTTCCATTGTAACTGCTTTAACTAAAGGATGTTCAGATGAAAATGGATATATTGATTGAAGAGCATTACGATGAACTGCTAATACTACTCTTGATGCTATATGTTCCTGATATTTACTATTCTTCTCTGATAATACAATGTATTTTCCATTTTTAATATTTACACGATTAACTGTATGTTCATATTGAATTTCTATATTATGTTTTTTTATGTCATGTAGCATCTTTTCAATAAGTGCTGAAAACCCCTCTTTTAGTATATAGAAATTTGAAGTTCCTATTGATTTGTATAAATCAATAGCTGATTCAGCACTTGATACCTCTATTTCAGCTCTATATGGGTATTTATCTAAAAGACTTTTTGCAAATTCAACACCAAAAATCTCTATAGCTAAATCACGTAGGGTTTTTTTACGTTTTATTTCAGTTGAAAGTTCATCCAGTTGTTCGCATATAGCAAGCCAAAATGTTTCGAATGTATTTATTTCAGATTCTTTACTGCCATATGAACGCCAAGATATTTCTTTACTTATAGGGACAATAGTAAGATTATACTCATTTATTAATTTTAACAGCTTTTTGTGATGAATGCTTATGCGTCCTGCTCCACTCTCGTATTGAATCTTTTTATTATTTACTTCTGTATGAATTGTTTGTATTCTACCACCGGCTTTTTCATACTTTTCTATAATGAGAATTTTAGACTTACTATTCTTTTTTTTTGTTTCTAATGCTACTCTTAGACCGGCTATTCCAGCACCAACAATTATCATATCATATTCTTTCATCTGGTTATACCCTAATAAAGGTCATTGTATTTTCTAATCAGTGTGTCATTCTCTTGATATTTATATAACGTCAAGTATCAAAGTTAATTACAACCCTTTATAAGGGGTGTAATTAAGTTTCAGATACTTTAGTAACTACGTCTGTACAAAAGTTAATTACCTTTGAGAGCAATTAACTTTTGTACTAGACGGTATAATAATCCGGGACATTTTAGTAAAAATCTGTTATACTAGACGGTATATACAAATATTGGTTTTGTGTAACGTCAAGTATCGAAGTTAATTACACCTCCTTTAAAGGGATGTAATTAAGTTTCTGATACTTTAGTAACTACGTCTGTATATATTTTATACAAACATCATGGTATTTCCATTCCAATAAAGAGATAAAGTAGGTTGATTCATATTGTTATATTTATTCAATACAGCTAAAGGTAGATCTAAATTTGAATTAATTGGTACTGCATTATTATTGTCTATTGATAAAAGGAGATTAACATCATTATTACTGTAATTTTTAATATAAAAACAGCTATCAGCTTCCAACGAAGATGATACAGATACTGTTAAATTACTAATAGCACTATTTGTTTTTAAAACAAATGTACGCCCTTCCATTTCACTTGTAAGATTGAGTCTATAATCTGTTTCAGATATATTATTTGGAATTAATGATACGGAATGCTTCATTTTAGGTCCTGGCATACCTACAGGTCCTGTTGGACCCATACTTGCCAATGGTGTATGTATGTGTGAATAAACAGCATTTTGATCTTCATAATATACAGTTAATTCTGTATTGTCGTCTCCATTGATTAAATAACTGTATAATTTTATTACAAGTTTGTCTGTAAGAACTAAAGGTATCATATTCACAGTTGTACAATCAAATACTACTTGTGTAAGTGTTTCTACCGGAATCGTATTACTTTTGTTGGATGTTAATAATAATGTTTCTACACCTGTAGAACTAAGCTTGTATATTTCCGCATAAATTGTTGTACTTACTTCACCATATGGTGTAGGCGTTCCTGTTAGTTTTGCCAATAGAACAAAATTAAATGTTCCAGGAGGTATAACCCCTGTATGAATATATGAACTAGATGTGACAAAACTAGCTAAATGAATTTTTTTATCTGTTAAATAACTAACTATCTTTGTTGTTTCATTGTTTTTAGTGGGTAAAGTATCAGCAATCGTATATATACCAGACGTATTTGAACCATTCAAATATAAAACCTGTCCTGATGTAAATCCTCTTGGACCTTGAATACCAGTATAACCAATAGGTCCTGTTGCACCTGTATTAGATGCTGTTCCAGCAGGTCCAGTCACACCCGTTGGACCTATGGGTCCATCTGCACCAGTTGCCCCTGTATTTGTTGCACGACCTGCCATTCCTGGCATACCTGTTGGACCTATAGGTCCTTGTATCCCTGGTTTAGGCGTTCCATATAACGCGGAAAATCGTTTTATTGCCAGCTGTTCACCGGCGTTCATTACATTATTCGTTGAAATTTTTAATTCAATATACGCACCGGGGATTATCGGTACGGGTGTTATCAGATAATTTGTTTCATTGGTTCAAATATTGTATTTATATATAATTCTATTCCTTCTAAATTTTCAGATAGTCGCTCTTTAAAGTTTAAATGTTTCTTTGGCGTGTATCTTATTTCAAGTGATGTGATTTTATCATTGATATGTATCATTTTAAATGAAAACATATTTCTTAAACATACATACAGTATGTGAAAAAAATACGCATAATTTATTGGATAATATATTGATATTAATGTTGTATTTATACCTATAAACGCACCTTCAAATATATTATTACTATATACACATGAATATATCATGGCTTTAATATTTATATCACTAGTAGATAAATAGGATAGTACAGGTATTATAAGGTATAGAATATTAGGTAAATTTTCTATCATTATAAATCGTCTCAATATAAGAATACATATTAAAATATTACGTAAATATACGTGATTTGTTGAATGAAAAATAGTATCATATGTAGTTGGTATTATAATATATTCTGTAATTATAGGTTCATATTCTATTAATAAAGAAAAATACCATTTTTGATATTCTTCTATTTTGTCATCTAAACTTATCATATTTTATAAGTATATACATATTTGTTGTTTAAGTTATTATTAATTATGTAGTGCTATTAATTTGTTAAGGGATAATTTTTTTGAATCGCGTAATACATAGACGGTATCCCATCCATTATCTGAAGTAATCTTATTATTAAGCGATAACTTCTTTGAATGACTGAAATGACTTGGTGTGTTATATTCATTATTGTTTTCTTTCAATACATACCCGTGTTGCGATTGTTGCTTTAATAGAAATGTAGCATTGAATGTTTGCTTCTTGTATGTCATAGATACAGTATCCCCATTATTAAGAGCCATAAGAAGTAATGTATGTTTATTATTTACATTATTTAATGATGGATTTACTTGGTCCTGCTCTTGCTCCTGCTCTTGCTCCTGCTCCTGCTCCTGCTCTTGCTCTTGCTCTTGCTCTTGCTCTTGCTCTTGCTCTTGCTCTTGCTCCTGCTCTTGCTCTTGCTCTTGCTCCTGCTCCTGCTCTTGCTCTTGCTCTAGCTCCTGCTCTTGCTCCTGCTCCAACATATTTTCCTCATATACACATACTGTATGATGGATATTGTTTACATAATTATCTATTCTATTTATAACATTATTCAAACTTATCAACTGCTGTTCCATTTTACAAAGTCTTTCATCAAACTTTAACTTATTATAAAGTGTTTGTAAAGTTTCGATATTGTTTTTTATTTGGTTTCTATTACTAATTAAATTGTAGATATCACCACACAAACTTGCGAATGATATTAATGTTAATACTGAAAGTACTAAATTTAATGTGGATACTGGATTGTTATTCGCTTCATTTTGTATAATTTCCATAAGTTTCTCCATTTTTTTTAATTAATATAGAGAATATTCATTTATGTCAATTTTTAGAATAATAACTATCATTCTCTTTATATTCAGTGACTAAAAAGAGATTAATATATATTATATTGTATTATATTGTATTATATTGTATTAGATACTCAGTTATTTATAGATATTAGATGAGAAAATTCCTTTGTTAAATATTTATGGAGAGATTGTGCATAAGGATATTTTCCTAGACGTGATAGAAATCCAATAACCCATAAATTAAAACATACAACTGTACGATCATTTTTTTCAGACCAATGTGTATGAATAGAAAGGAGAGACGATCCGTTTACTCGTATACCAGAGGTTGGTACCGTTTCATTCCTAAAAATACTCCATTGTTTCTGAAGATTTATACTAGATTCTGTTGACTGATACATACGCCACCAACCGTAATTATTTTGGATTGGGAAATAATGGATCTCATCCTTATTAAAAAAACTCACAACATCTTCTAGTGCAGCCTGATCGTAAAAACGCGAAGTCTTTGAGGCTTCTCTCCAAATATTCGGTACCCGCTTATCAGAAGTCCAAAGAAATCCTGCATTATATTTTCCATATCTTTCTTCGTCTATTGGTTTAATCATATGTGGACTTACACCTATCTTAGCATTTGTTATCAGAGGCAGAGGACCCATAAAACAGATATCGCTATCAAAAAAAAATACTGCATCTTCTGTTTTTAGAGCAATATCCATTATTGTTGCTTTTTCCATCATAAAATCCTCCCACATAGTTTTATATTCAATGCCATTTTGTGCTGTTAAACGTTTTCTAGATATTTCTTGTTCTGATTTATATTTATCTAAACCCAATGTAATAACTAGGGGTCCTTTATAAAATGTATTTGCTATTTCTGATGTTTGTTTATCACACAATAGATAAACTGTAGGTTTTTCTGTATTAAATAAATCTAATGTAAAAAAAAATGTTTTTAAATCTTGTATAGCATTAAATGTTGATATAGTACATACAGCAACCATTCTTATTTTATAAGATATACGAACTGTTTATATCCACTTTGTTGTTAACGTCAAGTATCTTTTTTATTGTTGTCTAATAGAAGATGGTTTACAGCCAAATATGTGATTGGTTGAAAGATTTTGTTGAAGAATCCGTTGATGGTTCTATAGAATTAGTTGATATTTGGGATTGTACTGAATGGATAAACGATTCTGAAATTATTTCTATTTTCTCTGATTTTGTCCTACCGACTTATAAATTTAAAAAAACTCGTAAAGACGCTCTACAAATACTTCATGCTCTTATTTGGGAATTCTACCAATTTAAACGAGCGGAAGCTCTCTGTTTACTTAAAGATGATGTCAGTGCTTATGAAAGATTGAAAAATACAGTAAGTGTACCCCAGCATTCTCTACAATGGTTACAAGATAAAAGGGAACTTTTAACGGCTAGTGAGTTTGTTAATATTTTAAAAGACGGAGAGAGTCGTCTTAATATATTGAGAGAAAAAACAGCCAAAAAACTTGATGATATAAATGTAAATAGCGTGGTTGCTATTAGCTCACAAAATGGTTCACTTAACCCTAGGGCGTGGGGACATCGATTTGAACCAGTTATTAGACAAATATATACTGCTCTTAGCAATAAAACCGTTTTTTCTGAAATTGGAAGAATTAAACATGCAAAACTAGATCGTCTAGCTGCTTCACCCGATGGTGTGATCTCAAATGGGCGTCTTTTAGAAATTAAAGCACCATTTAGCCGTAAAATAGAGAAACATAATATACCCTATGAATACTATTGTCAAATGCAAATACAAATGGAAGTATGCGATGTAGAATCTGTGGAATATTGCGAATGTATTTTTAAGAGCGATAATACATTTATTGATATAAATAGTCAGAATACACCCAAATATGTGGGTACAATAGTTGTCTATGGAGAAGCAAATAACTACACTACTTGGAAATATCTATATTCACCTTTGTTTCCAGATACAAGTGAAGGGAGACATATGGCATTATCATGGGTGCCTCAGACAGAATATACACATGATCCCGATTGTAATAAATGCACAATAGATATAAAAGGGGTTGATGATGCAAAATTTGTGACTTGTGATAGATGTAAAGAATATTCAAATTCATTTATACTCGAAAAAAAGGTTTGGCAAATTGAAGATTGGCAATTAATAACTGTTTTACGCAATCGACGTTGGTGGACTAATATAGGATTACCTGCATACAATAGTTTCTGTGCCGACTTAACAAAAGCTAATTTGGATCCAATGTTTCTTGCACCTCAAAATGATTTTTCAAGTAAAAATAAGATTAATTATCCAATGTTCATAGATGAAATATAAATATTAATTATAATGTCAAGTATTGAAGTTAATTACACCCCTTTAAAAGGGGCGTAATTAAATTTCCGATACTTTAGTAACTACGTCTGTGCAAGACGGTAGATGGTAATTATATGTATTACTGACCATATACACACTTTAACGATTCAGGGTGACTAAGCCCTTTAGGTATAGGGCTTCCGATAGCACCTTCGCGTGGTGTATAGAATGACCCCACTAGTTCTTTATAAGGACTGTTACATGTATCCGGATATGTATGTATATAATTATTTGTTCGTTGATTATAGTCACCTAATTTTTGCGGTATAGTGTGTCCATCTTGTTCCCAACATTGTTGTTGAGTCAAAGTACCAAATTCATTCATCGGTCGTGATATTTCTATTTTATCTTTTAATAGGTGCGATGGTCCTTCTTCAGTGATGTCGGGGCTAAGTTGTGATACTTCTGTAGAACTATCAGGTCCGTCGTACAATTTTTCATTGTCAAAACCCTCTTCGTGTTTAAAGCGCTGATCACCTAGTAATTTTAAAATAAACGTACCTAGAAAAAATAAAATTAGAATTACCAAAATTTCATATAGTTTTATCATCCCTATTTATCGAAAGGTATTTTCTTTACCGTCTACCGTCTAGTATAAAAGTTAAATGCCTTTGGGAGCAATTAACTTTTATACAGACGTAGATACTAAAGTATCGGAAACTTAATTACACACTTTTTAAAGGATGTATAATTAACTTCTATACTTGACGTTAGTATAAAAAACTATCCATTAAAGAACGATCGTGATGATTACAATATGTATTACAAATACATTGTGACCGTTTCTCTGATACAATATATAAATGAAAGAAATATATACCCTTATCAAAACCTAACATAGTTGCTGTACCTGTTGTAGGATATGCACGATGAATACAATCCGTAAAAACATGTCGGTTTGTTCTAAGAATTAGTTTGTTCATACAGAATCTATTGCTGCGTCTTGAAATTTTGCGTAAATTTTCGTAAATTTCATGTTTTTGAAATTTATTACAACCTGCCCAAAATCCACGTAAAATTAAGGTATCTGTAGATGATGGTGTAGTCTCTAAGATTGTTTTTAATGATGGATTACCAGAGCGTCGTACAACAAATTCATCTGTATCTAAAAATAGTGTCCATGTTGAATTTGAGAATTTTTTAAGGGCGTGACTGTATGCCGAATTTTGTCCTGTTATTATTTCATCAGGGCCTGTATAGTCTTCCCCTAATGTTTTCTTATTTTTTATGATGGTTTTATATGGGATATTCCATGGAATGTATATAACATCTTCTCTTAATAGCAGTTCATCAGGTATCTTTTCACTTGAATTATTATCATATAATAGAAATCTTTCAATTCCATGTACCCTTTTATAGAAATTTATAAATTTTGGAATTCTAGACCATTCATTTTTAAAAACTAAACAAAGTTGACTGAGATGGATTGTCTCAAATTCTATAACTTTTATTTTCCAATCTTTTTTATTAAAATTTATTGTTTCCATTTTGTCGAATTTAAGAAAAATAGCTACATTATATGTAAGAACCCTATGTATTTCTAAAGAAGAAGGAATATTTTGGCTAAATTTATTCTGAATTTCATGATCTGAAATTTCAATCCAAATGGCAGGATTTAGATCCATATATGTTTTATCGTTTATAGTATAAATATCTATTACACCATGGTCTTCCATCTATAATTTAATCATTTTGTTGAACCTTAAGCAGAATTTCAAAATTTAAAAAATTTCGAAATTTTGATTTTTTGAAATTTCGAAATTTCTAAATTTTGAATTTCGAATTTTGAATTCTATAACGTCAAGTATCGAAGTTAATTTCACCCTTTAAAAGGGGGATGTAATTAAGTTTCCGATACTCTAGTAAAAGTTAAATGCTCCCAAATGTATTTAACTTTTTTACTAGACGGTAACTTAAATTTAATACATCCGGTATATTCTTTTATTTATAATAAATAAAAATATATATTCAGCTATTAAAACAAATCTAAAGCTCTCCATAATTAAATATGTATTTTTATTAGATGAATACACGCAGATATAAAAGAACTATTCGTTTTATGCGTAAGAACGGTGGTAGGATGCGTTCGCGAAAGCTTATCAATGGACAAAAATTTCATTTTTGTTTAGGAGGTACAAATTCACCTAGAGCTGAACCTATGTCTTTAGAAATACAATACAGAAATGCATGTAAAGCGTTAAATACTAATATTGGAGATAATGAAAACAAACGTGATATTATTAAGGGATACTTGAAAAAAATGTATGGAACAAGTAAAACCTGGAAGGCATTACGTCGTGGTAATATTCAAGACCATAAATTTGATACAGTATCAGAGGATACTAAAATACTTGTTAAAAAAATGCTAGATATTATTATTAAATTATTGGCGGATCGTTCTGAATTAACAGAAAAACGCATTATAATTGGTTTATTACATCACAATCTATACTATAAAACATTAGAGCAATTAAATAATAATAATAACAATAATAATAACAATAACAATAATAATAACAATAACAATAATAACAATAATAACAACAATAATAATAGTGTAGTATCGTCTAACTATGAATCTAACTATTATAACTCCAATTACAACGAAAAACCAAACAATTTGAATGACCCTAGTCCTATAACATATGAATCTAATAATAGAAGACACAATAATAATAACAATGACGAACCCATAGAAAGTCCTTAAATAACGTCAAGTATCGAAGTTAATTACACCCCTTTCAAAAGGGGGTGTAATTAGTTTCTCATACTTTAGTAACTACGTCTGTATAAAAGTTAATTGCCTTTGGGAACAATTAACTTCGATACTTGACGTTATCATACTTTCATAATAAATATTTTCAAAATTCGATATATTTATAGCTTTCCAAAATTCAGTACCTATTGATACTTAAAATTGAGCCCGGCATTCGTTTATTTTCATTATTAAAATGAACATTAGTATTTCAGATATGGTTACTAACGATGATATGTACGTAGTTAAACGTAATGGTTTACATGAACCTGTGGCATTTGAGAAGGTTGTCGAACGCCTTCGTAAATCAGCAACGGGTCTTCATGTAAATGTGACTGCCGTTGCTCAGAAAGTGCTTGCACAAATTGTGAATGGTATTAAAACATCCGAATTAGACGTTTTGAGTGCATCATTGGCTATTTCAAATGTTACAGTCAATCCAGATTATGGTATTCTTGCCGCAAATATCATTATTAGTAATCATCAAAAAAATACACCTTATAGATTTGCCGATGCAATGAATATTCTTTATTCACAGACAAATACTTTGGGAAAATCAACACCGTTAATTAGTGATGAACTACACAATATTGTAAATAAACATGCTGAAGAGATTGAAGCCTGTATTGTATATGATCGTGATTATATGTTGGACTTCTTTGGATTCAAAACATTAGAAAAGGCATATTTATTAAGAGGAGCGAATCATGTAGTAATAGAAAGACCGCAACACATGTGGATGCGTGTAGCTCTAGGTTTATGGGGTAATAATTTATCAAAGGCATTTGAAACATATAATATTATGAGTACTAAATTATTTACACATGCTACACCAACATTATTTAATTGCGGAACACCCCGCCCTCAACTCTCCTCTTGTTTTCTATTGTCAATGAAAGATGATAGTATTACAGGAATTTATGACACCTTAAAAGACTGTGCTATGATTAGTAAATTTGCTGGTGGAATAGGACTTCATATCCATAATATTAGAGCAAGCGGTTCAAGAATTTATGGAACAAATGGAACTAGTAATGGCATTGTACCAATGTTACGTAACTTCAATATGACAGCACGTTATGTTGACCAAGGAGGAGGAAAACGAAATGGTTCATTTGCTATATATTTAGAACCATGGCATGCTGATATTCAGGATTTTCTAAAACTCAAGTTAAATAATGGTAATGAGGAAGAGCGTTGTCGTGATTTATTCTATGCAGTATGGGTACCAGATCTCTTTATGGAACGGGTACGTGATGGAGGACAGTGGACCCTCTTTTGTCCTTCAGAAGCTCCTGGATTAGCCGATGTTGTAGGAAATGATTTCAAAACCCTCTATGAGAAATATGAGTCTGAGGGACGGGGACGTTTGTCATTACCTGCTCAAAAACTATGGTTTGATATTTTAGATGCTCAAATTGAGACAGGAACTCCGTATCTTGTATATAAGGATTCAGCAAATAAAAAAAGCAATCAACAGAATATCGGTGTAATAAAAAGTAGTAATCTTTGTTCAGAGATTATAGAGTATTCTTCTCCTGATGAGACAGCAGTTTGTAATCTTGCTTCAATGGCTCTAGCGTCTTTTGTAAAGGACGGCTCATTTGACTTTACCTTATTTAGAGATACAGTGAAAACAGTGATTACAAATCTAAATAGAGTTATTGATATAAATTATTACCCAACAGAAGAAACACGACGCTCTAATATGCGACATCGCCCTGTAGGATTGGGTGTACAAGGGTTAGCGGATGTATTTGCTTTACTTCGTATTCCCTGGGAGAAAATGGAGGATGGGCGTGTATCTGGTAATCCTGCTGCTATTCTATTGAATAAACGCATATTTGCACATATGTATTATGCAGCTGTTTCAGCTTCTGCTGATTGTGCAGAGATGGATGGTCCTTATAGTACATTTGAAGGTTCACCTGCTTCCAAAGGATTATTACAATTTGACCTTTGGTCTGTTACACCTCTAGAAGATGATGGCTTAAATTGGGTTGATCTAAAGAAACGTGTAATGAAGGTTGGACTACGTAATTCACTTTTGATTGCACCTATGCCTACTGCTTCGACATCACAGATTCTAGGATTCAATGAGTGTTTTGAGCCATTCACCACGAATATCTATACACGTCGTACTCTAGCAGGAGAGTTTATCCAAGTAAACAAATATTTAGTATCTGAACTTATTACACTGGGAGTTTGGACTACAGAACTCAAGGATAAAATTATTGCTAATTCAGGTTCCGTGCAGGGTCTCAAGGAAATACCATTAGATATACAGATGCTATATAAGACTGTATGGGAACTAAAGCAAAAGACACTTATAGATTTAGCAGCAGATAGGGGAGCCTATATATGTCAGTCACAATCACTTAACCTATTTGTAGCGGATCCTGATTATTCAAAACTCACCTCTATGCATTTCTATGCGTGGAATAAAGGGTTGAAGACAGGTGTGTATTATCTACGCACTAAAGCACCCGTTTCAGCCCAACAATTTACCGTTGATCCTACACTAAAAGCTAGTGTTGCAACAAAGGTAGAAGAAAAAGAATGTCTAATGTGTTCTGCTTAGAGTGGACCATTATATGGGACCATATTCATGCTATATAAATGATTAGGTGATGAAAATCCACCTATAACCATATTAGTACCATTCCCCTGATTATTCATATATAGCTTAGGCATTGACTTGGTTTTTATAATTGGTTTGCGTGTTGTAATTTTTAAAATTATAATTATAACAACCAATATTAATAGTGATATTAATATGATTTTATAATTCATCTTATAATATGATTATATACTTTTAACGTCAAGTATCGAAGTTAATTACACCCCTTTAAAAAGGGTGTAATTAAGTTTCCTATAGTTTGGTAACTATGTCTGTACAAAAGTTAATTGCCATTGTACAAGACGATAGTCCTACGGATTTTAATGAGAAGCAGGTCTAGGTCCGGGAAATGATTCAGGTTCAGTCATATACAATATGTCATTTACAACCTGGCGTTTTTCATTTTCTAAATTTTTGTTGACTTCTTGTTCGGATGATACACGTGATGAGGCTAATTGTTGCAAAACCCCACCTTGACTGGCTATAAAATGTTCCATTTTCGGAGTTAATCTAGCAAGTTCATGTAGCTCTTTTTTTGTTTCTTGCATAATAAATTTCTCAACCGTATTATGATAATGTAACGCAAGAATTACAAGTGGTGATAAAACTATTAAAATTCCTATAATAGCAAATGACAAATCTTTTTTCATCCTAATGTATAGAGGGGGAATTCTCTCTATGAATTATACATAAACGGAACACTTATTTTAATAATTATATGTCTATTTCTATTTTTTCAGTGAGTTATTTTGAAAATGAAATTCAAGTTAATATCATGATAAATAAAACTGCTGAGGAAGCATATTTAGCGATTCCTTCTCACATTTTTACAGATATATCATGGAACACATATGGAAAACAAGAGATTTTTAATAATATTAAAGGGCTTCTAGTTGGAGAATCTTTTCGTATTGCATGGAATGGTAACACACACAAGTATATTTTGATAACAAAGACAGCAATGTCATCTAATAAGTTGACGGATGTACATACATACGAATCATCGGATGATGATATTGTTGTGAATATTCATGATGAATCGACAGATAATATTATAGAAGATGTAATAAATAATCCATCTGTTATATATCGCAATTTGAAAATTAAATTACCTCCTAGTCCGGATTTGGAAGATAAAGATAAAGATAAAGATAACTATCCTGTACTCTGTGTAAGATATATTATAAATATATCCAATTGGGTTAAGAAAATCATTATGAATGGTTTTGAAGAATATATTTTTTCTTTCAAATAGTCTATTTCAAAAGTCAGAACTGTGTTTACAATTATGAAGTTCATTTCCATAAGTTCAAGTATGTAAGTTAATTACACCCCTTTAAAAGAGGTTTAATTAAATTTCATATACTTTATACAGACATAGTTAAGATCCACTTTGTAATAAGACTTTAACTAATAAAAAATCTATATTATTTTACTAAATAAATGATATATTTTATTTTTGTTTGTTTTTGTTTGTTTTTGTTTATGATATTAATATTGGTATGGTGTGTTATCTTATACTGATTATAATATTATAGAAGCTCAGCAAAATTATTAGGCAAAGTCGTAATACTGGTAGAATAGAATTTTTCTATCTCCTTTAGATCGCGAAGCTCTGATGGGGTAACTAGATTGATAGCTACTCCCTTTCGTCCAAAACGTCCTGAACGACCAATACGATGAATATAATTTTCACGTTGAATAGGAAGTTCATAATTAATAACTAGAGATACCTGTTGTACATCAATACCACGAGCTAGTAAATCGCTAGATACTAGAACACGGGATGCTCCTTGACGGAATCTGTTAATACAGGCTCGTCTTTCTTTGGGATCCATATCTCCATGAATAAAACTGACCTCAAATCCATTTTCTTGAAGACGTTTCGCTAAATATTCTACCTTTGTTCTTTGATTTACATAGATAATAGCTTGAGCAATATTCATCTGTTGCCAAAGATCACATAGACAATCAAACTTCCATGCTTCTTGTTCAATATCAACATAATACTGACGAATACCCTCTAAAGTTACTTTCTCAGGAGGAAGCAAAATACGTACAGGATCTTTGAGAAGACGCTCTGCTACATCCAAAACCTCTTGAGGCATTGTTGCAGAGAATAAAGCAACCTTTGTTGTAGATGGAAAGCCCATATTTAGAATACAATCCATTTGGTCGCGAAAACGTCCCTCTAGCATTTGATCAGCCTCATCTAGAATAAGAACCTTAATTGAATCACGTCTTAAAGCATTTCTCTCCATCAAATCATAAATACGTCCTGGAGTGCCTATAAGGACATGTGCACCTCGTTGTAATGCTGAAATATCATCTCGTACAGGAATTCCACCGGTGGCAGAATGTACCGTAATTGTTGTATGATGGCTTATACCCTTCACTACAGACTCAATCTGTTGTGCCAACTCACGGGTGGGAACAAGAATAAGTACTTGTGTAACTGGAAGTTCTGGATCTACACGACTCAATGAACCAATAGTGAATGTACCAGTCTTACCAGTACCTGATTGAGCCTGAGCCATTACATCATTGCCATCCATTATAGGCTTAATCCCACGTTTTTGGATTTCCGATGGCTTCTCAAAACCAAAGGAGAATACACCACGCAGTAGTGATTCAGGAATACCCATTTCATCAAACTGCTCATAAATTCGTACACTATTATCTGAAGGTCCTTGTGCCATTTTTCTTTTGATTATCTTCGTAATGTTATTATGTATTCATTTTTTTAGGTCCTTTGGTTAAAAAATATCAATATCTTGATAAAATACATTAAAAATTATATTGTCAAATATGTTTTCAAATAATTATATACATTTTAGTTTTTATGATAATGAATATAATAAAAACTAAATTTAACCCTGGTGGGATTCGAACCCACGGTCTTCCGCTTAGAAGGCGGACGCGTTATCCACTGCGCTACAGGGCTTCAATATATACTATACATATACGTTTAAGTCAAAACACATATAAAGACTTCTTTTCATTTATTAAATAAATGAATTGTATATTATGTGATTCACCACTATTAGAAAGTGATAAAAAAATAGAATATGAATGTGGTTGTCATACTGTTCATTCAAAATGTATAGTCAAAGAGGCATATAAAAAAGGGACAGCTTTTGCTGTATTACAATGTAATACATGTTATATAGATTTAATTGATTTTGAATTAGATATTTATGAAGACAACAACACTACCGGATTAACAGATCGCGTACGAAATTTATTAACTAATTCTAATTTTAAAAATGATCTTAAAAAAATTAAAAATAAGTATTCCGAATTTAGTAACACAAATGCTATTTGTAATAAAAATATCAATGAACATTATAATAATTTTAGAGAAGCTAATGCTACGAATATATCTAATATAAAGATATCAAAACGCAATACTATTAATGAAATTAAATCATCTAACGAGTTTTTGGACCATAGGAGGGCTTATAAGGGTTTTTTTACATCTTTGAGTAATTTCTCAAAAAAATACAATTTAAATTGGGCTGAAATACTTATGTTAAAATTAAGACATGTAAATAGACGACGATTCATAACTGGAGCAAACAAAATTGCAAGAAAATTTAGAATAGTTATTTAGACTAACATCAAGTATTGAAGTTAATTACACCCCCTTTAAAATGGGTGTAATTAAGTTTCATATACTTTAGTAACTATGTCTTTACAAAAGTTAATTAGCTTTGGGAGAAATTAACTTTTGTACCAGACGGTACTTTATTTATATAAAATTTGAATACACTTAAACTAAAACTTATCTAACAAAATATAGAGACAATGCGGTTTTGCCCAGTTTGTAATTATTACCTTTATCTTGCGAATAGTACTGATACAAATTCACTAAATCTTCAGTGTCGTCATTGTGGTTATAACGAAGCTATGGAGCCAAAATCATCCAATGATGCACTTGTTTTAGAGACAAATTTTCAAACAAGTGGAACTACAGCTGGTTTAGGAGCAAGTGGTGTAACTGTAAATTCATATACGTTAGCTGATCCTACACTTCCTCATACACAGACATTAGAATGTCCTAATAACGTATGTGAATCTAATAAGAATCTTTCTTTACGTGATGTGATCTATCTCAAGACTGATTCAGCTGGTCTTAAGTTTCAATATATCTGTACTGTTTGTCATAAACAATGGCATACATAATTATATTTATTACAATAAATATTATAATTTTTTAATTTATAAATTTTTATTTTGTGATTTCAAATAATTTACAATCTAGTATAAAAGTTAATTGCCTTTGGGATGAATTAACTTTTATATAGACGTAATTACTAAAGTATTGAAAACTTAATTACACCCCTTTTAAAGGGGTGTAATTAACTTCGATACTTGACGTTAGATTATTTAATTTTATACCCGACATTCTTTAAATCAAGACATAAATCGGGCTTAAAATAGTCAACTGACATTTAGTAGTAGAGATGTCTAAATCAAGACCATCTAATAATACAACAATACGAAAACCTGAACCAATTGGACAAATGAGGAAGATAGTTAGTTTGTTAGATAGAGGAGATGCGGATGAATATTTTTATCCACCCGACACAACAAATACTGTATTTCAACCAGAATTTCAACCATATTATAATTTTACACAGGAGACCATTGAATTACCTTATACCGGTGCTGCTAATTGGGGACAGAGAATAACCTTTTCATTACCGTTTCCTTCTCTTGGAGACTGTTTATCATGGATAACACTGCGTTTCTCTCCTAATAGTTGGCTTCCTAATATTGTAATCGATTATTTAACTCGGAGCCAACCAAAACGTTGGGAATATACTGATATTTCTGGTCAGGCATGGACATGGACAACACGTTTAGCGTCAGCTGCACTAGAATTAGTTGAAATGGAGGTAAATGGGATTGTTATTGAAAAATGGTCTGGTGATTGGATTGATATATGGCAAAAAGTATACCTGGATTCATCAAGATCATCCGGATATGAAGATTCTATATCAGGAAGAATAAATACAGAACTAAATCCTGGTATAAATACATTCATAAATCAAGAACAGAAGGTTTTTTTTGATAATCCTGCAGGAGAAGGTACACCCATTGATATAAAGACACTTAATAATTCTTCACTTATTTCTCCAACTGAAGATGGAAATGTATATATATATTTACCTTTCTGGTTCGCACGTAGAAAAAATGCTGCTTTCCCTTTAGTATCTATACAGGGCGAAGGTAATATTCGTTTTCATATTACATTTCGAAAGTTTGAAGATGTTATACGACGTGTATGTGGTCCAAGAAAATGCGGTGAAACAATGCTAGGTGGAGTTATTGATATTAATAATAAAAATTCAGATATTCTTGAAACAGTCACATTTAATTTACCAATTGTTCCGCCAATATTAAAAGATGCTGTTCTATTATGTGGATTTATTCAACTGGAAAGCGAACTACGTAACGCATATATTCATAATAAACACGAAGTTCTTTGGGATTCTGTTATAAATATTCCATTCAATGAACCTATAAAATATGCTACTAATACAATGGGAGGAGATACAATTACAGTATCTTTACCACTAGACGCTGCAAATGGACCTGTACGTGAAATTATATGGTTTGTACGTCGTAAAGCTATATATAAATACAATTCATGGGCAAATTATGGTGCATATATGGAAGATGAAATTGATCCTATTTTTAATCCACAAAGACCCCTTATGAAAAAAGCAGTTTTAAGAATGGGTACAGTTGTATGGGCTGATCAAGATGAATTATGGTGGAGACAACGTGGTGCACTAAGTCACGTAGGAAGTTCTCAAATCATGTCATCTTATATTTATGCCTATAATTTCGGAGAAGACCCTTCTAAATTTGGACCTACTGGTTCTGTGAATGCAAGCCGTATTAATATACGCCTTGATTTAACAATTCAACCACCTGAAAATGTAATGGATAAAGAATGGGAAGTACAGGTCTATGTATTAGCTTACAATTGGATTCGTTTCGAAAATGGAATAGCTGAACGACTATTTACAGATTAATGATTAATACAAAAGAACCATCCTTTATTAAATCTGCTTGAGAATAATTAATATAACCATTTGTATCTTTTATTAAGGTTCCCTCTCCATCAAGTACCAAATTATAATTAGCGATATTATCGTTTGTAATTTTGTTATCTAAAACATACTCTTCAATATCGATCTTTATATTTGTTCTTGTAACTAAACATCTTGGACAAGCTTTTTCATTTCTATTAATTCCAAACCATGAAGCTGAACCTGCATAGTGTATATCCTTATTTAAATTTTCTGATTTTGGATATAAATATGCTACAAATGTCAAGCTTTCTCTAGGAATGGGGATATCTATTAGTTCAACAAAGGCTTTTGTTTCTTGTTCTGGAGTTGGTTTGATAATTTCATATGTATAAGGTAGCTTTTCAATATGTAGCATATCTTTCAATAATAAATATGATGATGTATAATTAAGCCATCCGTACAAATATTTGTCATAATCTCGACTATATACATAGTTTTTATAAAACGGAGCTTGTGTTGATTCATATGTTTTATCTAAGATTTTATCAGGATATATAGATTTAGTAAATCGGTCTGTATTTTTATACATCCAAGTATAAAAATGTCTATCCATATTACAATGATGTAACCAAAATATAGGATCAAAAGCTGATATACTTATATCACTCATATTTCCATTTTTACCACCAATAATATCATGGAGCTGATTATGAGGAGTTTCTAATGGAACATAATCGGCTACTACATTTGATGGCTTATAAGTTACTGGTAGAGAACTAAAACGCTCATATGTAGCAGCATATAGAGCATTATTTAGCTGTTTTTTAACAGTATTCAACTGCGAACATTGCCGTTTTGTTTTAGGAGTTAAAAACCCCCCTCTGGTAATCTTTGTTTTTACATTATTTACGTAATAATATGCAGAAGCTAGTGGATTATCTATAGTTATTTGTTTTTTATCGTAAAAAATAGTAATAGTTGGTTCATTAATAAATGTAAAATCATCTGAAAAATTAGTTAAATCTAAATATGGTAATGTAATATAATCAGAACTATTTGATCTATTGTACTTATTTAGTAATAACTCAAACTGATAAATATATGGAGTATGCCACGCTATAAAGGAATATACACCATGTTTACAATAAAATGGTTCACCTGTTTCTCCAATTTTCGTAACAGTTTTTGTGTCTGTTGGGCATAATACTCCAGGATCATTTGGTTTGAAAGTATTACCATGAATTCCACAAATTCTGTACCAATCATCTGATTCTTCTAAATGTTTAAGAGCCATTATAAATCTCCCAAATTTTTCGGGATGATTTTTTCTTAGGTCAATTATATTCAATCTTTTAGGTTTGCCACTTATACTTGCCATTTATTCTTTGATGGTCATTTTATTATAGATTATTTAACGCAAATAGATCATTTAGGGTCTAAAGCTTGTATGTAATATATTTTCATATTAAATGGATTCTGTTGAAAATTTTTCTAGACATCTATTTAGTGAATCACCTGGATTACCTGGTTCAGTTTCACTAGATGTAGATGTTGAATCACCATCTGAGTTTTTTGAAGTACTTCTTCTTATTATGACATACGGTATGCAAAAATGGTACGGAAAAAGAATTAATATAGCAGATGTTAGTACAGAACATATACTTTTATTACAAAAATATTTTTTGTCGTTTGGTGTAATTTTACATGTAGATAAGAATATCGAACCCTCTATATACGCTATTGATAATAAGGAGTATTGTCAAAAAGATAATTTAAATGATATGGTATTTACAGTTGTGGCACATAAATCATTGTATTCTGTTTATTTTTCATTTGCTCCTGGTTTTGCACCTAAATGGGTATAACTCAAGATTTTAATTTTATATTGAATTTGTTGAATACAATATAAAATACATATACCGTCTAGTACAAAAGTATCGGAAATTTAATTACACCCCTTTTTAAAGCATGTAATTAAGTTCGATATTTGATGTTATTACTATTTTGTTCTATTAGATCTTGTTATACTTACACTGAGTGAATGAGATATTGTAGAAGATGTCGATACTGAGATTGTTCTGGAATTAGTTATTGACTTTGTAAACGGTCTTGTTGTTGGAATTCCTGTTTTTGAGCGGGTTTGTGTTAGCGATGTTGTATAGGATACAGATGTTGTTATTGACTTTGTAAATGGTCTTGTTGTTGGAATTCCTGTTTTTGAACGGGTTTGTGTTACCGATGTTGTGTAAGATACAGATGTTGTTATTGACTTTGTAAACGGTCTTGTTGTTGGAATTCCTGTTTTTGAACGGGTTCGTGTTAGCGATGTTGTATAGGATACAGATGTTGTTATTGACTTTGTAAACGGTCTTGTTGT